CGGGCGATGTGGGATTTGCAACAGGGCAAGTGCGCCGTCACGGGGATGCACATGACCTACTACCCCCGCCGGATGAGGGATTCCACGGGGCTAAACGCATCGATAGACAGGATCGACCAAAGCAAAGGTTATGAGAAGGGCAACGTCAGGCTGGTCTGCTACAGGGTAAATCTTATGCGTCATGCGGGAGAGGACGCTGATCTGCTGTGGTGGTGCAAGCAAATCATTGAGGGGATAGAGGGTGAATGACGAGCAGTTGATGGAGGCCGCGAAAGTCTTCAAGAAAGATTTTCCGGTTTACGCCAAGAACGTATTGAAGGTCGTGAACAAGGAGGGCGAGCAGGTTCCGTTCCGACTGAATGACGGCCAGAAGATGGTTCATCAGCAACTGGAACAGCAACTCAAGGAGCAGGGAAAGATACGCGCCCTGATCCTGAAGGCCCGACAGGTAGGGATCTCGACGTATGTGGAAGGTCGATTCTTCTGGAAGATTACACAGACACGCAACGCCAATGCGTTCGTTCTTTCGCACCTTGCGGAGTCAACTAACGCGATTTTTAACATGGTTCGTTCGTTCTACGACGGCGTTCCTCACGAAGCTTTCAAGCCAAAGCTCAGTAGTCAGAGTGCCGCCACCCTTGTCTTCGACGAGATCAACTCGCGCTACCGAGTGGGTACGGCACGATCAACTCAGACAGGGCGAGGACAGACTAACCGCTTTGTCCATGGATCGGAGGTTGCCTTCTACCCGCAGGGGGCAGATATCGTAGCCGGTTTGCTACAGACGGTCGGCGGCAACGGCAGTGAGGTGATCCTCGAATCTACTGCTAACGGTGCGGGCGGCTGGTTCTACGACCAAGTCATGAAGTCCCTGCGCGGGGAAACCGACTGGATTACTTGCTTCGTCCCATGGTTTGCCATGCAGGAGTATCGCGCCAAGGTGCGTCCGTACTTCGAGCGAACCAAGGATGAGGAGCAACTGGCGGCTAAGTACGGGTTGGATGATGAGCAACTCCAGTTCCGCCGAAACAAAATGGACGAACTGGGCGGGCATGATCTGTTCAGGCAGGAGTATCCGACCACCCCGATTGAGGCTTTCCTCACGTCAGGACGCTGTTTCGTGGAGGACGATGTCCTCTCCGACGCGGAAAAGGAGTGCTACACCCCCGATTTCATTGGCGAGTTCCGCAGTGACGGGATGTCCGAGCGCTCCTCCGGCCCGTATCGGGAGTGGTATCCGCCTAATCCCGACGACTCATACGTCATTGGCGTGGACGTCGCGGAGGGGTTGGCCTACGGGGATTACTCCGTGGCGCAGGTGCTGGACTCGCGTGGCAGGCAGGTTGCTTGCTACCACGGGCACGTCGATCCATGGGAATGGGGCAACATCGTCGGCATGATTGGCCAGCGTTATAACAGCGCCTACATCATCGTCGAGAGAAACAACCACGGACTGACGACGCTCCGCCGGTTGCAAGAATTGAACTACCCGTCTCTGTTCGTTGAAAGTTCAGTGGACGGTGCATACGGGGACCGCATGACGAAGCGCGGCGGTTTCCTGACTACGAGTAAGACCAAGCCGCTGATCATCGATAACCTCGCCGCGTTACTCCGGCAGAGGGATTCTGGCATTGCAGACCTTGAGTTAATCAAAGAGTTGCGCACGTATGTTATTGACGAAAAAGGGACTACCAATGCTCAAAACGGCTGTTATGATGATCGTGTGATGGCTTTTGCCATTGCCCTCCACGGATTGGCCTCAATGCCTCGACCTAAAGTTTTGCCGGTCGGCAGGCGCTTCAAAACTGTTGACACCGTGGTGGGATGGTAATGGACGAATACCTCGAAGAGGGTGTCGGGTTTGATGTTGAGAATCCGGACGGCACTCAAGAGTCAGAATTTCAAAACCTTGGTGCAAGGCTTATGTCCTTGTTCACCGAGTACAAGGATGCCCGCAGGGAAACTGAAGATGAGTGGATCAAGGATCTGCGTCAGTTCTCTGGGCAATACGACCCCAGTACCTTAGCTCGTCTGGAGGAAGCCTCTGGATCTCGTAGCAAGGTCTTTGTCGGACTCACTCGCACAAAGGTTATGGCCGCGTACAGCAGGCTTGTTGACCTGTTGTTCCAGAGTGGTGACGCATTTTTTGGCGTAGCGCCTACGCCTCGACCCAAGATTAACCCGCTCAAGCGGGCCGAGATGCAACAGATGTTGATCCAAAACATCGTGCAGATGGGGCAGGGCCAGCCTGAAGAAGTTATCCGTCAGGTTCTGGCAGAGAACGAAGAGCGCATCCGTCAGGGATTGCAAGAACAAGAAGAGCGGTTGGCCATGATGGCTTCTGAGGAAATGCAGAAGGACATCGAAGATCAGCTAATCGAAGAGAACACAGAGCAGAAGATGAAGGAGGCCATCCTTGAGGCCTGCATCTTTGGCTCCGGTGCTGTTAAGTCAGGCACAGTAAAGATCGACCGAGTCCAAGCCTACCAGCGAATGGAAGACGAGATGGGCCGGTCAACCTACGCGATGGTCACGGAAGAGCAAGCGCGACCAGAGATCGAGTCAGTATCGATCTTTGATCTGTATCCCGATCCCTTCTGCACCAGCCTTGAGGACTGCCACGGAATGTTCCGTCGCCACGTTCTGACGCGCAGGCAGTTCCGAGAGTTGGCAGAAATGCCTGCTTTCGATTCGGAAATCATTCTCGCGATGTTGCGAGACAACCGCACAGGCAACCATGAAGAAGAGGATCACGAACGGACTCGCCGCCAGATTGCTGGTATTAACGAGCACGGTGATTCGCATCGGTATGAGTTGCTGGAGTTTTGGGGATCCATTGATGGATACGACCTCCAAGACGTTGGGGTCGAGCTACCGGAGGGTTCAGACCCCAGTCAGGACTTCGACGCAAATATATGGATCGTCTCAGGAAAGGTTATTAAAGCCTCGCTGAACCCTGTCAAAGGTTACCGTATTCCGTACAACATCTTCCCGTATGAGCGCACCCCGCACCAGTTCTGGGGCGTGGGCGTACCGCGCATGATGCGTGACTCGCAACAGACCATGAATGCGGCCACTCGAATCTGGCTGGACAACATGGCTCTTTCTTCTGGTCCGATGGTGGAAGTAAACACCGATCTTCTCGCGGCGGGTGAAGACCCAACTGATCTCCATCCTTGGCGAGTCTTTTTGCGCTCCGGAGGGGATGGCTCAATGCCAGCGGTCAGGTACTACCAGCCTGTCGCAAATGCTAATGGCTTGAACCAGATTATCGAGATCTTCCGACGCTTTGCGGATGAGACGACGTCACTGCCGTCATACACCCACGGGGAGCAAACGAAGAGCTTGAACAAGACGGCGACAGGTATTTCAATGCTGATGGGAGCGGCTAACGTAGCGCTTAAAAGCACCATCAAAAACATTGACGATTTCCTCATACGCCCTATGATTGAATCATTGTTCCACTTCAATATGGAGTTCGGAACGAATGAGCGAGCGAAGGGCGACCTCAAGGTCGTAGCTCGCGGTAGCACCGCACTTGTGCAGAAAGAAGTGCAGAGCCAGAGACTTCTTCAATTCCTCTCTCTGGTTTCAAATCCCATGGACTCTCAGCTAGTTGATCGAGGCAAGCTCCTGCGTGACATCGCGCAGAGCATGGACATCGATCCTAGTGACGTTATCAAGTCTGAGGAACAGCTAATTGCCGAACAACAAGCGCTATTACAGCAACAGCAAATGCTCGCCGCGTCAGGCGCGGGCGATCAAGGTGCTCTCCCTGACGGAGGAATGGCCCCTCCTGATGGAATTGCTGGCTGAGCGATTAGCTGACGCCCAGACGAAATTAGAGTCTGCGGATCAAGATAATTTTAGGTTTGAGCAGGGTCGCGTGGCTGAGCTACGTGATGCGCTCGAATTAGAACAGGCCGCTGAAGCGGTTATCGAAGCTGATCGGGCGCTAAGAATACGCCCCCCCAGCATCGACTGACGGACACCCCTAACAGGAACCGGAAGTATGAAAGTAGATCCAGCAAAACTTGAAGCGGAAGCACAGGAGTTAATGGCTCAACTGAAAGGTGAAAGTCCGGCCCCTCAAGAAGAGGAGACGCCAGAGGAAGTTCAGCTAGAGGTTGACCTACAGGCACCCGAAGAGCCAGCGGAAACTGCCGAAGAACCTGTGGAGGCTCCCGTCGAAGACGAGCGCGGCGAATTGTCCGAGACGGAATTAGCCCTGAAAAAGGCTGATGAACGCTACAAGAATGCGCAAAGGAAGATGACTCAGGCAACCACTGAGGCTAAAGAACTGCGACGTAATAACGAGCAGGTAATGGCCGAGTTAGGTGAACTGAAGCGTCAGCTTGCGGAGAAAGACGTCGATCTAGAGAAGCTGAAGCAAGTCAGGGAAGAGTACCCAGATCTTGCATCACCAATTCTGGACGTAGTCGAGAGAACGCAGGCACAAGTTGCCGAACAAAATGCCGAGCTTGAACAACTCCGGCAGATGCGAGAGCAAGAGGCTGTAGCCCAAGCGCAGGAAGCGCACATGGCTCGCATCAGGGAAGCCCACCCTGATCTGGACGACATCGTCCAATCGGGAGACTGGGCTGACTGGCTGGAGGTGCAGAACGCAGAGATTCATCACTATGTTGAATCCGGCTCATCAAATGATGTGAATGCGGCCCTGCACAAATTCAAGAGCGACATGGGATTCGGACAACCGACGCCGCAAGAGCGGGTACTGGAAAAGGCGAAAGCGGCGGCAGAGCCAAAGCTCCCTAAATCCAGAAAACCCGATACTGGTGCCGGACAAAAAGTCTGGTCTCGGGCGGAAATCAGAGCGATGTCGCTGAAAGACTTTGAGGCGAATCAAGACGCAGTGATGGAAGCATGGAGACAAGACCAAATCCGGCGTTGATTAACTCTTGCATAGAGGTATTTAACAATGGCTATTGGTGCTAATGGCTCTGGAGCGGCGTTTACTTACGCGGCTAATCAGGGCGGCTTCATTCCAGAAGTCTTTTCAAAACTGTTGCAGGCTAAGTTCTACAATTCTTCTGTACTTCCTGCTATCTCCAACACTGACTACGAAGGCGAGATCTCTGGTCAGGGCGACAAGGTTCATATCCGAACCGTGCCCGCAGTATCGGTTGCCGACTACACTGGCTCAATCAGCTACGCTGATCTGACCACCAGCACTGTCGAGCTTCTGATCGATCAGGCTAAGAGCTATGCGTTCAAGATCGACGACGTTCTGTCTGCACAGGGCGACATCGATATGCTGGCAGAGGCTTCTAAGGACGCCGCTGAGTCTATGCGTATCGCAGTCGAGACTGACGTTCTTGCTAACGTCGTGACTGGTGCGAGCACTATCGGCTCTCAAACCACCATCACTTCCACCAACATCCTCACCAGCATCCTTGACATTGCTAAGGAACTGGACGAGTTGAACATCCCTGAAGAGGGTCGCTTCATCGTTCTGCCCCCCAGCATGGTCTCTCTGCTCAAGCAGAGTGAATTGCGTCAAGCGTACCTGACGGGTGATGCGACTTCGCCTCTCCGTAACGGTCAGGTGGGTCAGGTAGACCGCTTCACGGTTTACCAGAGCAACATGCTCTACACCCCTGCGTCTGGTACTGATGCTACCTACACCCACGTTCTCGCGGGTCACCCGAAGGCAATCACGTTCGCTTCTCAGTTCACTAACACTGAGACCGTTCGTCTTGAGAGCACCTTCGGCGACGGCGTCCGTGGTCTGAAGGTTTATGGCCGCAAGGTCGTAACTCCAGACTGCCTCGCTGTAGGCAAGTGGAAGGTCTAAGGACTGAGTTGGGGGAGGTCTTCCTCCCCCTTTTCACTTTAAGGAGAGGAAAGTGGAAGACGCGAAGACAGAGAAGGACGACCTGTACATCGAGGCCAAAGAAGAGTTCAGCGTCACGCTCGACAGACGAGCGACATTGGCTGACCTCCAAGACCAAATGGATAGGCTCCGAAAGAACGGAAAACAGCCAGAAAAGGTTTTGCCTGCAAGGATGCCGAAGAAGCTTCGTAATGTCGTGACCGGAAATGTATTCGATTACGACCCCATCTTTGCCAAAAACTCTGATCTGGAAATAGTCGAATGGGAGACTTTGGATGGCGACGACGAAGGTTAATGACATACTGGATCGTGCCAGCATCATCCTTCAGGACACTTCTAACACTAGATTTGCCAACGCAGATCTTCTGAAGTTCTTCAACGATGGCCAGCGCGAGGTCGTTATATATCGGCCTGACGCAAACGTCTCGAACACCAATTTTACCTGCGCCGCTGGGAGCAAGCAGACCCTGCCTTCCGGTGCGCTTCGCCTTATCGACATCACGAGAAACGTAAGCGGCAGGGCTATCTGTCAGATAGATCGCAAGACTCTAGATGAGTCGTTACCCGACTGGCACAACTCCACGGCTGACGCGACTCGGAAGATTGAGCACTTCATATACGATTCATCTGACCCAAAGAATTTTTATGTCTATCCGGCGGCAGAAGCCACGTTCCAGATAGAGGTGATTTACAGCGTGTCTCCGTCAGACGTGACGCTGTCTAACTACACGACCGATACTACGACGATCTCGCTAGACGACACCTACGCTAACTGCCTGCTGGATTACATCCTGTATCGCGCATATCAGATTGACTCTGAGTTCTCAGGCAACGCGGAGAAATCTCTCATGCACTATCAATCCTTTACCAATGGTCTAGGCGCTAAGACGCAAGGCGATTCTGCCGCCGACCCTAGAATGGGAGCCATGCAGTGAAGTACCTTGATATCTCAGACTACGTCCGAACAGAGGCGCGAGGCGCTCCTGAGTTCCTGATTGAGCGATCCGTCCGCGAGTCGGTCATTGAGTTTTGCGTCAAGACAGATGTTTATCGTCTTGAGCCAGAAAACGTACAGATCATCGCGGGCATCGATGAGTACGATCTGACTACGCCTGCTGGCACAGAGCTTAACCACATCATTGAGATTTATCGCAACCGGCAGACTTTGCGTCCGGTTTCTTACTCTCGACTGCTTGAAGTAAAAGGCGACGGCACAACAACCGGAAAGCCTCAGTATTACTCGCAGAGAGATAACACCCTTTTTTATGTGGCTCCGGTTCCAGCGGAAGCTGAAACCTTGAGTGTTCTTTACTCAGTCAAGCCCACCTCCACGTCCACCAGCATCCCCGACACCATCGGCAAGGAGTACAGAGAGGCCATCGTTCATGGCGCGATCTACCGGCTCCAGATGATGGGCGGCCAGCCTTGGTCAGACATGGGAGGCGCACAGGGCAACAAGTCTCTGTTCGACACCCGAGTAGGGCAGGTGATCCGCGAGGTGAAATACGGGTATGGCGGCGGAGCCTTAACAGTTAAATCGAGGGCGTTTATCTAATGGCTTATTCAGACACGATCAGTTTGGTCGTTGGTGACACGCTACCAGAAGTGACGGTCACCCTCCGAGATTCAAATAAAGCCGCATCCGGTCAGACGCTTGATGCAGAAGACCCCACCACTTGGGATCCGATTGATCT